AGGTGCATTTGATCGCTATGAGATGAAACTGACCAAACAAGTCGCACCAGTTATCAAAGAGTGGAGTGATGCATTATTCTTTGTCAACTATAAGATTTATGTCGTTACAACCGAAACCAACTCTAAAAAAGCTCAAGGGGGCAAGCGCGTTTTATACACAACGCACAACCCTACTTATGATGCAAAAAACAGATTTGATTTACCAGAAGAGCTAGAGCTGAACTTCACTTCCATTGCACATCTATTTAAGGATCAAGAGTTTACTAAGCAAGAAGCACCGTTTCCTGATCCTAAAGACATTACAACATTTGCACTCGTTGAAAAACTCACACAGATGATCAATGAATCAGGCATCACTGAAGAAGCTTTAAGAAAAGTTGTCGCAACTAAAGGTCATTATCAAGAAACAGAACCAATAAATAATTATTCAGATGATTTCATAACACGATGGATCATCCCAAATTGGAAGAAAATTGTTGAATCAATAAAAATTAATAAAGGAGAACAATAATCATGATGGATAACAAAAACATGTTGATGGATTGGAACGATGCCATCGAAGAAGACGGTCAAGAGTATGTCTTACTACCAGAAGGTGATTACAATTTTACAGTGACACATTTTGAGCGCGGTAGATTTCCTGGCGGACCTAAAGTTCCAGCTTGTAATAAAGCAACGATTACAGTTCAAGTAGATACTAAAGAAGGTATCGCAACAGTGAAGTTTGACTTATTGTTATATCGTTCTTTAGAATGGCGTATTTCAGCATTCTTTAGATGTATTGGACAGAAGAAGCATGGAGAAAAACTCACAATGGATTGGAATAGAGTAATCGGTTCAAAAGGTCGTGCTCATTTTAAACAAAGATCATACACCAACAATCAAGGTGAAGAGAAGTTTACAAATGATATTGATCGTTTCATCGATTACAACGAAGAGTTCTTTATGCCTGATGATCTTCCATTTTAGGAGGTATCAACTATGGTATTAAGACCTTATCAAAATGAAGCGGTTAGTGCAATTCAAAACGAATGGAATCAAGGACATCAAAAAACGTTATTAGTCCTACCAACAGGTACAGGCAAAACAGTTGTCTTTTCAAAAGTCGTTGAAGAAGAAACAAAAGATGGCAGTAACGCATTAATTTTAGCTCATCGTGGAGAATTGCTCGATCAAGCTTCAGATAAATTAAAGGAAACGAGTGGATTGGATTCAGCTTTGGAAAAGGCTGAGTCTAGTTCCATCGGTTCAAAAAAGCGAGTGACTGTTGCATCCGTTCAAACACTATCTCAAGAAAAAAGACTGACTGCTTTTGCTAAGAATTACTTCAAAACTATTGTTGTAGATGAAGCTCATCATTCCATGAGTGATACATATCAACGCATACTTAGTCACTTTGATGGTGCGAATGTGCTCGGAGTAACAGCTACTCCTGATCGTTCAGATCAAAAAAGTCTAGGGAAATATTATGACTCAAAAGCCTACGAGTATTCACTTCATCAAGCCATTAGAGAAGGTTATCTATGTCCTGTGAAAGCCCAGATGATTCCACTTGAACTTGATATTCACAGTGTCAGTGTATCAAATGGTGATTATGCAGTTGGTGAGATTGGATCTGCTTTAGAACCTTATCTTAATCAGATTGCTCTTGAGATGCTGAAATATTGTAAAGGCAGAAAAACAGTTGTATTCTTACCACTCGTTAAGACATCACAAAAGTTTTGTGAACTACTTAATTTGCATGGGATTAAAGCAGCTGAAGTTAATGGAAATAGCCCTGATAGAGATGAAATCTTAGCTGATTTTGAAGCAGGTGAATATGACGTTTTATGTAATTCTATGCTATTAACAGAAGGATGGGATTGTCCCGCTGTCGATTGCATCATCGTATTAAGACCAACAAAGATTAGAAGTTTATACCAACAAATGGTCGGTCGTGGTATGAGGCTGTATCCTGGCAAAGAAGAGTTACTTTTACTTGATTTTCTATGGATGACTGAACGCCATGATTTATGTAGACCATCAGCTCTAATTTCTAAGGATGCAGAACTAGCTAAACGGATCGATCAAAAGATGATGGATAAAGAAAGTGGCATTGATCTACTTGTTGCAGAAAAAGAAGCTGAAAACGATGTGATTCAGGAACGTGAAGATGCACTTGCTAGAGAACTTGCTGCAATGCGCAGAAAGAAAACAAAACTTGTTGATCCGATTCAGTATGCATTTTCTATAGCCGCAGAAGATTTAGCCAACTATGAACCTGCATTTATGTGGGAAATGGGACCTGCTACTGAAAGACAACTAGACTATCTTGAAAAGCATGGGATTTACCCAGAAGCAGTAACCAGTTGTGGTATGGCAAGTATGCTTATTGAAAAACTTAAGAATAGACAAATTGAAGGCTTAGCGACACCAAAACAAATTCGGTTTTTAGAACGTTATGGGTTCTTACATGTTGGTATGTGGGCATTCGATGCAGCAAGCAAAATGATTACACGCATTGCAGAAAATAATTGGTTTTTACCAAGAGGTATTAATGCAACTAGTTATCAGCCGTAGGAGGAATTAAATGGACAACATATTAGAAGCTTTAAAACAAATAGATGCATCGAATACAACGTACGAAGAATGGATACATGTAGGCATGGCTTTAAAAGCTGAAGGATATGACTGTTCGGTATGGGATAACTGGAGCAAAAACGATCGACGTTATAAACCTGGTGAGTGCGACAGAAAATGGGGAACTTTTAAAGGTTCCTCTTTACCCATATCCGGAGGAACGATTATCAAAATGGCAAAAGATACTGGCTGGGAACCTCATGGAGGAGTTTTAGCTTGGGATGACATTATCGAATACGATGGTGAAGGGCTCATCTATGATCCAAGTAATGACTTAAAACCATCTGAACAATTAATCAAATATCTCGAAACATTATATAAAGACGATGAATTAGTAGCGTTTGTTACAACTGACGTTTGGCAGAATAGTGAGGGCAAATGGATGCCTGGAAAAGGTCACTTTGATCGCACAGCCAAAGAACTGATTACACTCCTAAAAAAGCACCCAGACGATATTGGCGCAGTGATTGGAGACTGGAAAGATGAATGTGGTGCTTGGATTCGCTTCAATCCAGTGGATGGTCATGGTGTCAAGAATGAAAATATAACACGTTTTACCTATGCACTCGTAGAGTCTGATGACATACCTATTCTAGAACAAGATGCTTTGTATCGAAAGTTCGAGTTACCTATTTCCTGCTTAGTTCACAGCGGAAGCAAAAGCCTACATGCGATTGTAAAAGTCGATGCATCAAATTATGAAGAATATCGGAAACGCGTGGAGTATCTATACAGTTTTCTAGCAAAGCATGACTTCAAAGTAGATACGAACAATCGTAATCCATCAAGGCTATCTAGGCTTCCTGGAGTCACAAGAAACGGTGTAATGCAAACATTAGTAGAAACTAATATAGGTAGAAGAAACTGGAACGAGTGGATGGATTTTGCTGAAGGTGTTAATGATCAATTACCAAACTATGAATTCCTTGATGAACCCATGGAAAACCCACCGAAAATGCCTGATGAACTTATAGAAGGAGTCGTTCGAGTGGGACATAAAATGCTTATTTCAGGTTCATCTAAAGCTGGGAAAAGTTTTTTATTGATGGAATTAGCAGTTGCTCTATCTGAAGGCATAAAATGGCTTGGGTTTCAATGTAAGAAATCAAAAGTTCTTTATATTAACCTAGAAATTGATAGACCGAGTTTTATCAATCGATTCATACAAATATACAAAGCAATGAAACTGAAACCTAAGTATAACCATGACATTGCTATTTGGAATCTAAGAGGTGAAGCGATGCCATTAGATAAACTTGTACCTATAATCATTAGAAGAATTAAAAATCAAGGGTTTGATGCCATCATTATTGATCCAATTTATAAGGTGATTACTGGCGATGAGAACAATGCTTCTGAGATGGGTAAATTTAGTAATCAGTTTGATAAGATTTGCAAAGAAACAGGAGTGACAGCTATATACAGTCACCACCATTCAAAAGGTGCACAAGGTTTCAAAAGGGCAATGGATAGGGCTTCAGGATCAGGAGTTTTCGCACGTGATCCAGACGCACAACTCGATATGATTCAACTGGAAACAAGCGATGAGTTTATGGCTCAATATGCTGATGTTCAAACATCGACTGCATGGCGACTAGAAAGTAGTTTAAGAGAATTCTCGAATTTTAAACCCGTAAACTTCTGGTTCGAATATCCTCTTCATAGAGTTGATGAAAAAGGGATACTAGAAAAACATTATGCTAACGGAGATCCAAAAGCAAATCTTGATAAAAGCAGTAAGAGAAATCAAACAACTGAGTCACGAAAAGATGAGTTTGATGCTGCCTTTGAAAATGAAGCAGCAGGAACTGGTAGTTGTGCACTAACTGATTTAATGAGTTATCTTGGGATAGCAGAACGTACTGTTCGTAAAAGATTAAGTGAGTTTAGTGATGAGTATGTATGCTCAAAAGGAAGAGTTATGAGGGTGCAAAAGGCATCTGCAGAATAATGTTGCAGATAGGAAAATTTCCCTATCGGCATATTTATGCAGCATATAGGGTTAAAATCCCTATCGACATATTGCTGCCGAAAGGCCTTATATATATGTGTTGCAACAACACGCTGACGCATGTTTGTAGGATAGGGCTTGTAAGCCTGCCCTATCCCAAACAAATGCATCATCGTCAGCACTTGCCTTTCTTCACTTAAAAATTAAAGAAACGGAGGAAAACTATGAAAATATTTCTCTTACTTGATCCGCCAACGATCACAGCACAGCAGCATAAAGTAACACTTGTTAAAAACAAACCTGTGTTTTATAAACCTGAAAAATTAAAACAAGCAAGAACTGTAATCATTAAACACCTAAAACCATTTAAACTAGAAAAGCCAATGGAGGGTCCGATTAAACTAAATGTTTTATGGAGATTTCCGAAAGGTAGAAAAAATAAGCACTTTGAATGGAGAGTGACCAAACCAGATACTGACAACCTTCAAAAAATGCTAAAAGATTGCATGACAGAAGTTGGCTTTTGGATAGATGATGCGCAGGTGGTTGTTGAGCATGTTGAAAAACTATGGTCAGATGATCCAACAGGAATTGCTATTGAAATCGAAGTACTAGAAAAGTATAAGGAGGATTCAGGATGAATGCTAAAGAATACTTAAGTCGTTATCACGAAGCAGAAATAAAGATAAATAAGCTACAGCAAATGGTTGATGAGTACATTCGTCTTGCAAACTCAATACCTGGTATCAATTTTGATGCGATTCGTGTTGATGGAACTAAAAATTTAAAAGCGCCCTTTGAAAAGTGGATACTAAGAGCTCTCGATGATGAAGCTGTAATCATAGAACTAAAATCAAAACTACCAATTATAAAAGGTGAAATAATCGCAGTAATTGATGAACTAGAAGACAAAGAACTTAGAAAACTATTAATCTATCGATATTTAGATTGGTGTAGTTGGCAAGAAATAGCAGATAAAATGTATGTCTCTATATCCACTCTAAAGAGGTGGCATAAAAATGCCTTATCAACTATACATTTTGAATAATTAATTATATAATGGGAAAAGCAGGCCTTCATGGCTGCAAATATATATAAGGAGGTGACAATATGCAAATTCTTGTAATTGTCCTTCCAGCAATGGTATCTATTTTTTGATGCTGATATTTTATCCTTAGTGATAATAAGCAAAGAAAAAGTTTTTGGGCACTATTTGTTGGAAGTATAGGAACAATTATTCTAGTTTTTGCAATGGTGCTTGCACTAATTGTATAGGGTAATTCAAAACTTGGGTGGCTATGTTCCTTGATGCTGCCCATCCTTTTTATCAAAAGATTATATTTGGTGATATTGGACCATGATGGACCGCGATGAACCGTTGTGAATTTGTCAAGGGTGTGTTATAGTTAAAATGAGCAAAGCTATAAACAACAGGGAATACTGGCTTTAAAACCAGCCTAGAAACAATTAAGAATTCAGAAATGGGTTCTTTTTTTGTTTTTGCAGAGATACTTGTAGTATTCCAACTGGTGAGCAATTACAAATTTATGTAAACAGTTGGAGTGATTTATGATGAAAGGAAAAATGCTTGATTATTATGAGCGATGGGAAGAATCTGGTCATCTAGAAACGAAACTAAAAGCAATATCTGAAATGGTGTCAAAACGTGCTACTCAGGGACAAATTGCTAAATATCTAGGTGTGACCGATAAAACAATCATCAAGTTAAGAAAAGCACATCCAAAATTTAATGATGCATTT